ATATTGCTAAATAGCAATAGCCCGGCCATAAGCACCAAACTACGCCTGCGAGCTAACCGCGGTAGCGGCTCGCCTGCGAGTATGGAGCGTAGCCGCCTAGTCAAATACCTGTCAATCTTGAGCGTACTCTTGAGCGTGTCCCACAGGTTTTTAACACGTGTGGATAACTCTTGTGGATAACTATCTAGCATCTTTACCCCAGCCTTTACCCTTAAACGATATGCCCGGAGCGTGGTAGACCTGCCTCATATGAGTACCACAACACATAGGTGCGGCAGCTGAGGTGATCGGCTGCTCTAGCTCATATCGAATATTGCACAATAAGCACTCATACTCATACATCGGCATTTTTTAGCATCTCCCACTCATTTGCACATTCAGGGCCACACGTAATCGGCACTGGGTTACTGTATCTACGGTGTTTTATATGGATCCTTTCCATAAGCAAAACATCCTCTATAGAAACAAAGTGCCAGCCTCTTACACAATCGATACAAAAGAGGTGGTAGTACCGTGATTTTCTTTTCTTAATTGGCACGTATATAACCTGCCTTACTTATCTCGTAAGCTAGTGCCGCCGGATCTATCTCCGACTGTTTATTTATATACGACTCAATAAGTAATATGAGCTGATAATTGCAGGTTTTCGGATCGTGAAACATCCCACAATAAACACAGCCTGGCCTAATTACTGTCATTTACATCCTCCAACATTACGATCCCCATAACGCCGCATTTAACGCATTGGAGCGCTTTAACGTATGGAGGTAGATTATCTGTCACTACTCGCTCAATATGCTCGGTTACTTTTGCACATAACCGGCACTTAGTTTTATATGCCATATTGTGACCTCTTTAGATATTGCATCTCAAAGAGATTAGATCGAGGCACCCAATAGTTATCTTGATAAGGATGCTTATATTTAGGTACTTTAGCCATGTGCACCGGCATCCATCCTAAGAGGATATAGACCGGACTCCATCCGGTAACTAATACAGCTACATCATTAGGACGGCCCGGGCCTCGGTTTTGTAGGATTAAGTGGCCGTTAGCGTGTTTAGTCCACTTAACCTCGATATTTTCGCCTACGTCTGCCTCCTCGTGAGCATTGTGTATTTTTGGCACAAAAGCGTAATCGCCAAAATAGTTAGCCACAGCCGTCTCAGCTGAGGCACCCTCGGCCTCTTGCCATACTAGCTCGTGCCAGTTTTTATACACTTGGCCAAAATTACTAGCATCGCTTGTATTGGCATTTCGCACGATTGTGCGCTCTAGTCCTACCCGATGAGCTGTTACCTCTTGAGATCGATCGAGTATTACCTTAGCTACTTGCGACATTCTGCACACAACCACATTACGACCTCGCCAGTATGATCTCTAACAAACCAGCCGCCTAGAGGGGTTACGTACTTTTCGCACTCATCGCATAAAATCACTTTGAGTATAGTTACATCGCCGTTATTGTGGATAGTGGTAGATAAACCATCTTTAATAAAGGTTAAATCTCCCATAGCTGCACCACCATCGCTGTAAACAAACAAATCTGAAAGATCACCAAAAGTATTACTAACCTTGTTTTTGTCATACTTGAGGCTTCCATTTTCCATCTGAGCCCAGTACGTGCCAATATGGCTGGCATTGATTAGCGCGTAACTTTTCGGTGCATTTGTAAGCGGCCCACGGCTTACCGGTAGTTTTGGCCGTCCCTTCGGCCCAAACCATTGTCCCATGCGGACAACGTGGAGGCTCAGCTACTAACTCGCCTCCCAGCTGCGTACCAATCTCAAGAATAGCCGTAGCCATTGTGGACATATCCTCTATTGATGCTTTCTTACTCCACGGATCAGAGTCAGCCGGTAAAGTCTCTACCTTTTCCATATCCTGCACCGTAGGCCTCGAGTTATGCTCAAGGCTTGGAGTTAATAAACCGATCACGCGACCGTAAGCGCTTGTAATCGTGTCCTCGATAAACCATTTTTTCATATTGTTTGGATAAGTCGAGACGTTACCAAATGCGTAATCTACGGCGCTTGGCACGTTGTCCTCATACTCACGATAGGCCTCAGCCTTTACTAAAATCGTGCCTTTGATGATATCAATATCCTCAATATAAGCGACTAAACGACCACTTGGAAATTCTGATCTAAAGCGCTTAATACGAGCGTTTACGTCCTCGTAATTATCTAAAAACCCCATTAGATTAACTCGCTCTCTTTGAGAGCCTTAGCGATAGCGCGGCCTCTAATAAAGCCCTCGCCGTGGCCATGCTTAAAACCTATGGAGTAACCGACTGTCATAAACAAAAACCCTAGAGCACAAGCTCCAAGGCTTACTAATATATCTGCACTATTCATCTTTCGCCCTTTGTTAAGGCCGATCAAGCTACTAACCGAGTAGCCCTCTCAGCGTTTGTAGTACCAGTATGAGGGCTTTTTGTCAGAAATGAAAGCCTATAGCCTCTTGGCGTGTCGCTACTTGGCTAGCCTATCCTCGAGCAAGAGCTCATAAATACGATCCACTCGTACCTCGATACGCTCTACGCGCCCGGCTAGGTTGTGGCCACCATTACCGTCAGGCTTTAGCTCTGAAAGGTAATACAAAACCAATTTACGGATGAGCCCAGCCCATAACCCCAAAATAGTAAATACCCCCAAGGTAATACCAATTACAAGCTGGGCTCTTTCCATTACTTAGTTACGCCAAACTGTCCCTCGGACGGTTGTACGGCCTTAAGTAGTGGCCCGATTAGCCCAGCGATAAACGCATTAGCTAATACTCTTGGATCGGTAATACCGCTCATATAGAGAGCTGCCGCGCACGCTACAGCTGATCTAAGATAGGACTTACCGGCCGCTATCGCTTGCTCTTTCATTGTTTTGCTCCTAAGTGCCCTTTAGGATTTGTCTTACTATAAACCTAAACTAGAGATTAAAGCCTTAGCCTTTACCGCTGATACCTCGACCTCAAAGTGCATATCGTCCGGCCGTGTCTTAAAATCTCCGCCCCACTTAAGGCCGTATTTTTTAGCGAGCGCACGGATCATAGGTATTTTTTCAGCTGGGAAAGTGCCAGCCTTGCCTAGTGGATGCTTTGTAGCATTGAGATCGATAGCCGTGCCGGATGAGTGACACGATAGTTTTGTGGGGTTGCCTCTGACCATCCTGTAGGCATAGCCCCAATCGTCAAAAGTGCCCTCGTCTATCGGCTCGATCAGCTCGTGAAACTCAGCGGCAAAAGCGGCCAAGAGTGGGCCCACACTCTCGGCACACCTTAGTTTACGATCCGTACCCTTTACAGGGTAGGACTTTATTTTTATCTCTGCCGCATTTTTAGAGGCCGGGTAGCCGTTATAACTTGTCTCCATTAGGAAAGTAAGAGGCGAGCCTCATCCTCGGTAATACCCAATTTAACTAATAACGCATCCTTTTGAGCAGCTACAGCGGCTTTTTCATCGTCTAAACGTTTTGCCTCGATGTTGTCCAACTCATATTGTGCATATTCGGCCTCGTTAAACTCGCGCCGTGTTTCGCCCTCTTGAGTAAATAGTTTTTGGCTCATGCTATCCCCTTAGTTTTGGTAGCCGTACACAAAGTACGATCCGGTAATTGTTGCTCCACCACTTGTCAAAAATGAAAATGAGTCAAATTGAGAGGTGCTATTCATCCAAGCACCTAAAGAATAAGCTGCAAAAGCATCCATCCCAGAGTTATAACCAAAACCAGTACCCATAATTTGTTTTTTGGCCGCAGCTTGTGGAGATGTAAAATCAAGAGATAAACCAAGAGTGCCCGGTGTACCTGTTGCATTGTGTGCAAAAGTAAAGAAAGTGCCGCCGTTAATATTTGTTTGAGTTTGAGCACTACCATCTACTCGGGATATTGTAAGCGCGCTGTAGTGCGTAGATCCGCTGTTATCCGTACCGCTTGCACGATAGCGACAATTTATTGCCGTATTTGCAGATGATGATGAAACAATAAAAACTACTTTGTAGTTTGTATAGGTTGAGGTAAAAGTGCTATTTGGCAAACTAACGCTTGAAACGGCTGAGAAAGTAGCGCTAGTAATTAGTGTTAAACCACTTGCTGCCGTAGCCGGAGTGGCCCATTTAATACCTGTAGCAGCTGTTGAGTCTGCGGTTAAAATTTGCCCATTAGTACCGACCGCTAAACGTGCCGGTGTATCGTTAGCCGTAGCTGCGATTAAATCGCCTTTAGCATCCACGATAGAGTTTTGGATAGCGTTAGCATCGTCTGTAGTAACCCATGTAAAATCGAGATCGGTATTAGTATTTTTGCTTAATACCTGTCCTGTAGTGCCGCCTTTAAGATCGAGTAAAGAGGCATCGATTGAGTCACCTAGTGCCTCAATAGCCGTAGCTCCATCTTTAACTAGGTCGGTCGATGTAGGGACCGGCCATCCAAAATTAGGGGTAGTAGTTGCCATTACGTTAAACCTCCGATTGCATTTTCCCATTCAAGCGTAGCATTTACGCCGGTCCAAATCAGGTTAGATGGGCTTACTGTGTCCCATTGTGGCGCGACTAGAGAGAAATCTGTAGGGCTTAGGGTTAGGGTCATATCAACATATGCCGGCGTAGCTCTAATAGCAAAGCCCTCAACAAAGCCGTTAAAGGATCCGTTAAACATACTAATCGGCAGATCGTTAATAATCATAGGCTGCCCAAAAAATACGTCTATGAGTTTATTACGCTCGGCATCTGGCAAGGTAGTGTTATCTAGTCTAAAGGTGAGGCTTTGTAGCTGCTCTCTAGGGATAGCGCGTAGGCCAAGCTCTCTATTCATTACGGTATTAACATCGGCCAAATTGTGCAGGTTAGAGGTAACGTTACGCTGGTATCTGCCGTAATTGGCTACCGAGTCTGTATCTACAGCCGTAGCGCTATTATTGTAATTATTACCATAATTGAAAACTAGGGAGTTACGGATCTTGCCTATTTGTAAAATCGTTTTGATACTCGAGGGAGTAGCGTAATTGGCCGAGATAGTCGTATAGCCGTTAGTGGATAGATAGGTCGTACGGTGATCTGCATCGGCATAACACACTCGCCCAGCTTTGTCCTCGTACAGCTGGCCTAAAGCGCTTTGTGCAATTTGAGCGCATAGATTGTAGCTACTAAAAGGCTCGGCAGCTCTTGAAATCATCTCGTATAGTCCAGGCTGATCTATCTCGCCAAGCCCTACGTTTTCAGCATTAGCCCACGTTGTCGTAGGGTCGTAGTTATACCATTGTAAAGCTGGGGCTACCTCAAACCAAGAATTAATAAGTAGCTCGTTAAGTATGTCGTAGATCTGATTACCGTCCTCGGTTTTAGCCAAGGCATCCGGGAAAAGAGCTTTAGTCAATTTAGCCAAGGATCCTACGGCCAATATATTACCGATTGTTATAAACCCTGCCTCCTCGGGAGAGCGTACAGAAATGCCAAAATCTGAAACCTCGCCGCCAAATACAGGTACGTAAGTGCCTGAGCTGTTTTTTAACTCAAGGGTTATGGCATCGGTTACGTCAATATCAAAAGGTAGGTTATTAGTATTTACGATCTCTAAACGCGCATATCCGGCGTTGCATTGTAGATCTATATCATCGCGCCCCGTTGCCATTGATACGCTGAGTACGTTGTCGTAGACGGTCGTACCTACAATAATTTTCCACTCCGGTATCCACGTCATGCGACATATACCCCAGAATTTCGATTAGTGGACGTCCCTCTATCTGTAGATTGATTAAATACATTTTCTACAGCTCTTGCTATAGCCTCAGGATCGCCTATGCCTGCCTCGATTTTAATATCCACGTAAGTAATAGATCCTCCACCGTAACCCATATCTGAGCCGGGATATCCGTAGGATGGGTAATCACCTGCACGACCAGATCCACCGTATACGCCACCTGTGCCGGGCATGATAGGCACAAAACTACCCTTAGCAAGGGCATCGTTTATAGCGGCATCTGTAGGGAAACCTTTAGGGCTAGCATTTGGATCACTTAAAATAGGGTTTCCGTGAGAGGCCATACCGCCACCACCAAAACCGCTAATAGTATTTAGTAGAGCTAAAGCCTGATTAAGGTTAGAGATATTAATCAGATCCTTAGGCAGGATGCCTTTAAGGATCGTCTCTATTTCTGTAAGTTTAATTTTCTGATTAGTTAAAACGCCTAATACCTTTAGATCGGCATTTAGTTGATTAGTAGCAGCGGTTATAGCTGCTATGTCTTGGCTAGCGATAGCCTTGTCGAGATCCAAAATAGATTGTTTAACCTGTAGTCGAGCAAGGTCATTAGTAATTTGTAAGAGCTGTGCTTGATTAGTTACCTTGCTTAATTGTGCGGCTTGATTTAATTCAGCTGCCTGTAACCCGATCTTTTCAAGGTCAAAAACCTCCGCACCCTTATCTAAAGCAAGGTTGGCCTTATCGATGGCTGCCTTGAGTTGCTTAGCCTTAAGCTGCTTTAATTCCTCTGCCGTTAGTTTCTTGCTTGTCTTAAGAGTTGCCGCGGTGTACTTGGCCTCTAGCTCAGCAAGATGCGCTAGCCCTGCGGCAGGATCATTAGCCATGCCTTTGTTTGCCTTATCAAAAATACCTCTTAAATATGGTATGGCCGTAAACTTGAATAATTTATCGATATCAAAAATCGCACCTGCTCCACCAAACGGGAGTTTACCAACGCTTTTTATTTGAGCGATAAGGATGGCTAAGCCTTGGATGGACTCGGATATAGCCGTGGCAAATTCCTCCATACCTGTAGCTAGATCGGTTACGCTGCTATCCTCGCCTAAAATTTTAATAGAGTTAATTAAACCCTCGCCAATAATCTCCTGAGCGTTAGCAGATGAGACGGCCAATTTATCCATTGAGCCTTGGAAAGTATTAGCAGAGGCGGTAGCGGATCCGGCAAAGGTTTTAGATAACTCGGCTGTAATCTCCTCAAATGATTTAGTTTTGAGATCGGCTTTAGATATGCCTACGCCTAATTTAGAAAGCGCTGCATTGTTACCTAAAAATGCTTTACTCAACGCTGAGGACGTACTAGCTAAATCTTTACCGGTCGAGGCTGATATATCTAGGGCAAGCTGTAATAACTTTTGGGCTTGGGCTGTGTCCCGAGTGGCTACCGCTAGGGTCTGATAAGCCGGCCTCAAATTGTCATCGAGCACCCCAAATTCTTTTTGTAGCTTTTGTATATAGCCCTCAGAGGCAGCCGCATCTCGCCCAAGGCCGACATTCTTTAGAGCTAGCGCTAATTGCTTTTGAGCCTTTTCATCGGCAGCCGCGGCTCTTACCGCTGCCTTTCCATACGCCAAGATTTGCTGTGTACCAAATGCCACGCCAAGAGTTTTAGCCAAACTCTTTACGTTTTTAGTTAATTTATCTGTAGAGGTTTCGGCTTTCTTAAACGCACCTTTACCGGTGAATTCGGCCGCAATATCTATAACTATATTAGACACGTTTACCCCTTTGCCGTTGCATTGAGTTTATTAGCGGCTGTCTCGATCGCTTTTAATACAGCTGCCTGAGTTTTGCCGCCGTCCTCTTGCCACGCTCTAAAGATTGCGCGGCCTTTCATCTTGCCGCTGGCTCGTCCGGCTTGGCCCTCTTGTCTAACATAAGCGTTTACGATCTCACCGTTTTTATTTAACGCATCGATAAACTGTGCGCCTGCATTTGGGTTATTAGACTTGGACTCGTTTTTATTACCGGAGCGGATATTCTTGCCAAAGTTTTTATGACCCGGTACAGCTACGCGACTCATCTTTGCCTGTGGTCGGCCTTGAGGGTTTTTACGCCCAGCTGTTTCATAGATAGCACCGGCAGCGCTTTTATTAAATATGCGAGCAAGGGATCTAAAGCCATTGTTATTAGGCTTTGATGGTGTTGCTTTGTAGCCGATACCTCTACGCGCCTCTGAGGCGCTGTAGGACGGAAAGTAGCCATTACCTGAGCCCCAGCCGCTCAGCGGTGCAGATGCAGGTATAAAGCCTCGAGCCTTGATAGTGATGGGACGTAAAATCGCCGCTAACTCTTTTTGAGTTTCTTTAGCTAGATCAGGAGAAAATTGCCTTAAGGCTTTTCTAAGAGCGACCGCGCCTTTTACCTCTACTGGCATTTTCGACCTCCTTAGCCTCATCCTTAAGCCCTTGCACTAGTGCATCGAGCATATTTTTATCAAGATCCAAAAGCGCCTGCGGCGCGATCCCTAGTCTTATGCTTAATCTCGCAATTAAGTAAGTAAAAGGGAGATCGCGCTTTAGGCTAAAGGGTCGCTGTCCTCCACGGTTACGCTTTTAAGCGTATCGATAAAGGCCTCACCGTAAGGTTTTGGCGCTTCCCCTGCACGTTTTGTAATTTCCCAAGCTAAGTAGTAGACCATTGATTGCATCTCTTGCTCTCTAAACGCACGATGAAAACCGATCTTGTAAAATTGCTCAAAGGCATACTCCACGCTAGGCGTGATTTCTCCTACAAGCTCGGTCCCATCATTACGCACGATCTTTAATTTAGCCATTTTTTGCCCCTTAGTTAGTTAGTTAGATTTACCATGTACCGGTAGTTGCAATAGCTGTTTTGGAATTACAGGTAAATGTAAGATCCATCATGCCCTCATCAGCTACGGCGCCGTTAATTGGAGTTAGGTTATCGATCAAGATCGTACCGCTGTATAAAGGATTGGTAGCCGAGATAGCTGCCGTAGTATCTTGGCAAGCCTTAAATGCCACGGTAGTACCGTAAGCGGCCTGCAAAGTTGCGCGTACCGATCCAGCGCCGGAGGCAGCATCATCATTAAGGAGCGTTACTGTAATCGTGTCAGCTGAGAGCCCAGTTACAAATTGATGAGATGTGCTGCCCATTGCGGTGACTTCGATCTGATCGCTTTGCTGTGTCAGCGTAAAATTTGTTACGTGATCTGAAAAATCTACAGGTGCAGCGCCGACCTTAAAGCCGACCTTATTATTTAGAAAAATTGCCACGGTTTAGTCCTCGTCTTTCTTGGCTGTTGGTTTTGGTTTTGGTGTTTCGATCTGACCTATCTTTATAAGAAAAGCCAGCTCCTCAGGTGTTAGGTCCATCGTTTAGCTCCAGCTCGTTAGGGTTGATATGGAAAAATCAGCGGTTAAAAGGGATCCACTTTGTACCTCTAGTACGGATGGAGCACTCATAGCGCCAACATTCATTTTGATACTTGAGGCGGCGAGCTTGTTAAATACAGCTACAGCCATCGTCTCGATACCGTTAAGGTTTCCCTCATTAGAAAACATGGGCACCGTCATAATAATCTTTAGGTTAGCCATAGGCGAGATAGCCGCATAGGTGTTATTGCTCGGAGTGATGTAGTTATCTGCCGGTGCCACGATCACACTATTAGCTGTGATGGTAGCCGGTGGAAAACTGTAAGTATTCCAAACATTTGGATTAGCAAGAGCGGCAGCTAGTGAGGCTCTTAGAGTAGTAATCGCTGTAGGCATTATCCGACCATCGTATTAGGGTTGGTGTATCCGGCTATGAGCCCACGGATTTTGCCGATCATGCTGTTGCCCATTCTGTATGGGCTCGGACTAAATCCATCTACGGTTACGCCGCCCGTCTGGCTGACCTGCCGGGCTTGGAAAATATCTACGGCCAAGATCATGGCTGCCTCGCGTACAGCTGGGGTAGTGGCATAAGTATTAGTTTTTAGATCCGCTCCAACAGCTGAGCCATAAGGCAAGATACGGAAAAAATTAACGTTAGCGGCTGTCTTAGAAAATTGGATAAAGCTGTAACCCTGTGGCCAATTCCAAGCGTATGTATTCCAAGAGATTGGAGGTAATACGTTAGTGCCGCCTGCGCTCCATGGGACGGTGCCGGTAACTGTGTAAGTACCGTTAAAAGTTGAGCCGCATCCGCTCAAGGTTATGCTCTGGCCTGTAGTAAAAATAGCCGGGTTAGCGACCATTACAGTAGCTACGTTATTTTGTAGCGCTGCTCCCACTACCGGCGCTGAGTCAAACCATAAATATTGATTGAGTAAATCTTGAGCAGCTTGGCAGCACGTCTCTACGATGTCTGAGCTATACAAATTCTCGATGCCTAAATTTGCTCTTAGCTCGGCTTCGGTTACGTATGTCGCTGGCACTTATTTACTCCTTTACTTAATAGGGCCGGTAGGGCTCAAAGGGCTAAGAGCCCTACCGACTATTAGGGTTTTACTTTATGCCTTTTGGTATTTGATAATTCCGTACGGCATCTTGGCGATCGTGGCCATAAAGCCATAAATCGCGACCTGTACCTGCAAATTAGATACAACATTTACGCTCATGTAAGCCTGTGGGCTGCGATAAACTGTAAACGCTTCTGGAGCCAAAATAACAGCTGAGTTATCGTCTACTGTTGAGGCTGCAAAATTCTTATCTACGTACAGATCCAAGCCCAAAACGTTGCCACGGATAGAGCGAGGCCCTACCTGTCCGGCTGCGTTCATTGGCTGGATGGCGTTGTAAATTGGTCGCTTTGTGGTATCCACGGCGCCCATTAGCAAATTCCATTGTGCAGCATTACCGATGTAATTCTGTGCAAAGTAACCTGTATTTTTGTAAACAGCGGCAGCAGCTTCAGCGGTGAAAGAAATAACTCCATCGCTATCGGCTGTTGTAGGTGTAGCTGCGTTACCAGCTGCTAATAGAGCTGTTAGTGCAGCTGTATCGATTGTAGTCAGATACGCATTTTGTAGCTGTTGAGTTAATTCAGCGTAGAAATTTGGATCTGATCTTTCGAGGAGCTCAATCGAGATGGTGCCCATGCCGGAGTACTTAGATACGCTGCCTGATAGATAACTAGTCTGCATATCTGTATTAGATACAGCGCCGTTTTCTGCCTCTACTGTCACAGTAGGTGCTACGCCTGTACCGCCGCCGGCCGCTGTGACCAGTGACGGGACATTTATGGTCATGCCCTGTGAGGGCAAGACTCCCTGAGAGCAGGCATCAATAGTAGGCGTGCCAAAACGAGTATTGGTTACAAATTCTTGTAGGTACTGTGTTGGATTAAATGCAGGGTTTGTAGAGAAATCATCTGCTGCGGTTACGTATAGCTTTGAGTCATCGTTGCCTAGGGCAGCTTTGATTTTGTGCTCTGTGTAAGTTGCCATTGAAACAATAGGCGTACGGACTCGCTGAGAGTCTAGTACAGATGGACGGATGATCTTACGAGCGGCCTCGACCTTTTCAGCCTCGACCGGTGTATCTACCGGAGTCTCCTCCGGTGTATTTTCTGGGGCTGTAGTCACAGCTTCCTCGCTTTCGGTTTCTGTTTCGATCTCTACGATAGTCGTAGAAATAGTTGTAGTTTTTTCTTTTGTGCTAGTTGCAGCTTCAATAGCAGCTCTCGCCGCCATAATCTCCTCGACACCTGCGCTTTTAAAGGCCGCGCTTTCGACAAGGCTAACCTCCTTGAGGACCGCAGCCGTGATGAGCAGGTAATCTCCCATCGGCTTAGAGGCCGTTACATCGACCCCTACGGATAAGCCAGACACGAGGTTTTCCTGAGCTAGTACGAGCGCATCTTGTCCTCGAGTGCTACTCGAAAGCTTAAACGATCCGTATACGCCCTCTGTAGAGTCGCTTGAGCTAATCATGCGACCCACCGGCTTATCCTGTTGGTGCTGCGATAGTAATTTTATTTTGGTTGGATCTGCAATAGCGATAGATCCTCGCTCAAATACGACTGGCCCAGCTGAGGTATGTCCGATCTCGCCGTATGGCGCAATAAGCCCCGATACGATCCGGCGCTCTGTATCTGCTGCCTGTATTTCTTGGCTAAACGTTAGTAGCACTTGCATCTCCTAGCGGTGTTAGTTGCTCCATTTGTCGGGCTTGATTTACATCGATTAAATTAAGAGTTAGCATCTTTTCGATAATCTCTAAACGCTCTTTAGCATCAACACGTAAAAACGAGTCATCGACCGCAAAACGTACCTGATTTTGAGAATTTGTTATGTCATTCATAGATAAACGATCCTCAATAGCTGAGATATAAGGCTGTAGTGAATACGCCACAAATTCCTTACGACCGTCTAAAATATTTTGGTAAGTCATGCTGTTATTCATATCGGCACTAATATAGTAAGCCGGTACATTCATAGCGCGAGCGATCTCGGTTGCTAAGTATTGAGATGCTTCGTTGTACATCATATCTTTAGGACTAAAGCCAATATTTTCTACGCTAAGAGTGCTAGTTAAATATGCTGTAGATCGTGATGCACGAGATGCTTTCCATGACGCTAGTAAACCTTGTACTTGAGACTCCGGTAAATCAGCGCCATTATTTTTTAATACTGTAGTA